AAACTTATCCCTCGCACGAGAACATAGACCTGTTCAAGCAAGAGATTATTTAGAGAAATGCTATAATGAATACTGTAAACTTATAGAAAACTCTAATATTATTACCAGAAAATTAGAAGACAAACTCGCACCTCTTTTAAATTTTAAAAGTGATTCTACTGAAATGATTGCGATTGGTAACTAAATTTTGGTTTGGTGTTTTCTCTCGGTGTTATATTCTAAGATGTCTAACAGTTCGGGTTCTTCTTTTTCTTTTGGTTGGTTTCTTTCTGGAAGTGTTAGTTGATTTCTTGAGAGAAAAAGTTTTGGATTTATGGCGCCGGCGTCTTTTTGTTTTACCCAAACCCGTTGTACGCCGAATCGTAAAAATAGTATTCACTCTTACACTCAACCGTCGCCAAGCAGTTGGAAGTAGTTTATTTAAATTGACATAGTTTGCGTCAGGTATATAATCAAAATATCCAGATCGTTCGTAAAATAGTGAATCATTCTCAATTAATATGTCATTTGCACCCGGAATCCAAATTTCATTCGGATGAAACTCATTTATCAATATCAAATCTTGGTTAAAAATTTCTTCAACAAATTGTAGTTCGTCTACCAAAATCCGAATTTTTTCTTCTACCGATTCTGTTTTGATACGCAAAATTGCGTCAATGTTTTCATCACTTCTTACCACTCTATGATTTAATATAAATACGCGCAAGTAACGAACCGATTCATTTTCCCAAAATCCACCACCGAATGACGCGCTTACCTGAAGTTGCCACCACGTACTAAAGTAAGAAGTAACAAATGTATAAAGATTTTCGTTGAATGTTATATCATAATCTCTCGGCAATAAACCGGTGTTATATATAAAGTTGCCTTCTGTAGTTTCGGCGTTTGTAACATTTTTTTCAACATCAAATAATCCTCCATCTTTGTTTGTTATTCCCCCGTCTCTATGAACCAACAATTGACATAACTTGATATGCCAAGGTAAGTTACCATCCCTTATACCAAATCGTGTAAAATAGTCTTGAACGAGTGTAGAGTGTTTTACAATCGTTCCGTCTTCTTTTGTTCCGTAAAAAGGAACCCATGTTCCAGCAAATAAATCATTGAATCTTGGATTTCCTCCGCCAGAACTTTTATAAAACGCCATGTTTGGAGTCGGCCAGTGTTGTCTATAGTCTTCTGGAACTGCGATGACTTTCGCAGGTCTTCTTGTTTCTTCTACAACAGGCAGCGTTGTTATCATTTCTTCTTTAATAGTTCTTATTGGGTTTTCTACAACGGACGTTGGTTCTGTTTCTTCTAAACCACGTTTTCTTGAAGTTGAATAAACCTTTCCACTTCTAGTAGTTCTTTCACTCATATATTTAACGCAATATTTTCCTTACTTTCTTCTTGTTTTTTTATGAATATTCTTTTGCCTTTTTTGTTTTGTTTTTCTATTACTATTTGACTTACGGATATTTGATTTTTCTTTTTTCTCATCGTCTTTTTCATCACTACTACTGTCACTGCTATCACTGCTACTATCGTCATGGTTTTCCTTCACCTCTACAAGTTTCAATAACTTTTCATACAAGTCATCACATATTACATCATTTTCTTCGTCCACCTCACATTTCAACCTAGGTTGTTGTTTTTCTTTTATCAAACAAATACCAATGGGTATTGCTAGATGCGAACCGAATACACGTTTTTTTGTCGGGATAGTTTCATCCATTCGTTCCATAATTGATTCCTTTTCTTTTTCATTGTCGGTTTGTTTTTTGGTTTTGTGTTTTTTTTCTCCACCATACGTTCCAATCATCATTGGAGGTACTCCCGCACGCATCATTTGACTTTCAATTGAAAACCCCATGCTTTTGACATCGCCATTATCACCTTTATATGTCACAAAATCTTCATTTGTCATCTTAATATATTCAATCTTATAATAAGATGAGAGAAAACAATGATGTGTTTTACGGAGTTCGCTTTAAATCCTTCACCACTTTAAACTCTCTTTTTTGTTTTACAAATTCCACCATTCTTTCAACTTGCTCTTCATTTTTTATCATTTCTCCAAGAGATTTTTTCAACAATCCAAAGGAAAGTGGTGTAGCAATACGAGTCGTTGTAAAACGAAGTTTACCATCGCTTATTCGAATGGTCGAATTATAAATGTCTTTTTCCTGGGCGTAGTTCGTTAAATCTTCCGTTAATTTCGCCTTCGTTTCTCTCAACTCCTTTAGTTTATCGTTCAACGCTCTCATTTGATTATCAATAGAAACCCATTGTTGTACCTTATTTTCAAAACTCATTTACTTGTGGTGTTGTCCTTTATATTCGTTATAGAAAAATTTCAGTTCTCGTTTTTTTCATAATAACATAAACAAATGTTATTATAAAATATGTTGAAAAATTTTCGTGGTAAATTATCACCATACTTTATTGACTTGGAAAAAAATCCCGATTTGAGAAAAATTCCAGTGCGGCGTGTTATTTTATTTACGAACGCACGTGACGAGAAAAACATTCAAGAGTGGGTTGCACACCATTTACTCTTAGGGTTTTCTCTCGTTTATATTTTTGACCACAAGTCAACTATTCCTATAAACTCTTTGTTTACAGACCCAAAATATAAAGGGCGTGTTATTGTTGAAAGATGTGAAATGGATGGAGCAATAAAACTACCCTTAATGAAACGTGCAAGTCTTTTGGCGGGGGCGTTCAAAACCGATTGGATGCTTTACTTGGACGCCGACGAATTTTTAGTTTTGAATAATTTTTACGGTGTAAAACAAATGCTAAATCGGTTTTACTTCGCAGACTCTATTGCGGTAAATTGGTTAATGTTTGGTTCAAGTCATCATATACAAGAACCCGAAGGTCTCATTCTAGATAACTATACATATTCAGACAACTTATTGAATCCGCATGTAAAATCGTTTGTGCGACCAAGTCAGGTTCTTCATGCAGGAACTCCTCACTATTTCAATATAGTGCATCCTGGACGAATGTTTTCTATACGTGGCACTCTCATGGATCCAGCGTCTTATTCATTTCATAATTGGGCAGTTTCTTATGATAACTCACACGCATATATAGCGCATTTTATATATCAATCAGAAGAAACATATAAAAAACGCAAAATTTTTCTACCGAGAGATGACAATGGTGGGTCTAGAGAAACAGACTCAAATATTCATTTAAGTCATAATGATTTTGTAAATGAAACCGTCAAAAATAAATATAGTGAAAGAGTTCGACTTTTTTTGGCAGGGAACCTAGGGCTGGTTACACTACCCTGCGACCCCTCCTAATAATCTAGTATTTTAGATAACTTTAAGTCTCACTTGAAAATACGTAATGACAATAAAGTTTTTATTCTAAAACTTGTTACGAATCATTAAAAAATCTCGTTTTTGACATACCTGTAGACGTAACTGACTATTTCTAATGAGTAGGGATGCTACAAAGTCTTCGAACTATTAATGTCTGCGTCTTCTTCGACCCCCCCAGCTGTATTTTCTTCCTCCTCCTTGAGACCCTTGAGGAAATGTTCCAGGCACAACTGCTGGAGCACCTGGTAAAGTGGGTATGATTGCCCCCATTGGATATAGTGGATTCGGTCCAAATGTAGTTTGGACTTGTTGTCCTGATGTTGCGCCAAAGTTTGAGGCAACCCAGTCAAATCCTCCTGCGCCTCCTCGCATGCGACGACTTCCATGTCTCCTTCTTTTGTGAGTAGTTCGTCTATTGCTTCTTCTGTGTTTTCTATGTTTTGTAGAAGGCATTATACTATTTCGTTAGAAAATAAGAGGAAGCGCCCCTACTAAAATTTCAGTTCCTTTTTACGCAAAACAAAGATTAGCAGTATCAATATCCCTAAAATCATTAAAAATATAGAAGTAATTAGGATTACGCATATATAGACATATGGTTTTAGTTCATAAAATATCAATTCAATTACTGGTGCAAACAAAACTCGGAACTGGTATTTTATATCATCACGTTTCAAAATATCCAAACACTGTTGAACGATGGTGTCCTTCATTTCTATTAGGATACAAACACATTTTTTTTGCGCGGATTTTGCGTGTTTAAATTTTCTGTAAAAAAATATAATGATAAATAATCATATTTTTGAACCCAACGAAGATTTTGACTTTTCCAAGTTATCTTTAGGACAACCTGCCGCTATACAAGGAGGTTCTTATTTTACGAAACTGTTATATGATAAACATCCTTTCTATATTCAAACACCTAAAGGTTTTACCAGAGGAGGTTTTATTAAAAATGGGAAAAAAATTCATGTTGACTTGATGTTTGATAGCGCCGACAAAGACTTTATCAAATGGTTGGAAAATTTAGAAAGTCAATGTCAAGAACTTATTTACGAAAAAGGTGATACATGGTTTGAAAACAAATTGGAAAAAGTAGATATTGAAAACGCTTTTACTAGTCCTATGAAAATTTATCGTTCCGGGCAAAATTATTTAGTGCGCGCTTCGGTTCGTGTAAATAGTGTGACGAATACACCAAATGTGAAAATTTATAATGAAAATGAAACTATTCTAACCATTGAAGATATTACAAATGAAACCAACGTAGTTTCTATCATAGAAATTTTAGGAATAAAATTTACTGCTAGAAATTTTCAAATTGATATTGAACTCAAACAATCTATGGTAACGAGTAACGACGACTTATTTAGTAATTGTCTCATTCGACCCAAAAAAAATGTAGAGTTTCAAGTTAAAAACGAAAACGAAAACAAACAAGACATCCCCTTACTCTCGGAACCCACTGAACAAGAAGAAACAAATATAGAACTCTTGGAAAGATTAAGCAACTCTATTTTGAAAGAGGAAACTAGTGATAACCTTGAAGCAAACGAAAATGACATGACGTTGCAAGCAGATGAAGAAAAGGAAAAGGTTGAAGTCGAAATTGTAGATGTATGCGATGTGAATGATTCAGAAGAAGGATTGAGAGAAATAGACTTTGATGAGTTGGACGTAAATGTAGATAGTTTAGAATCAGTCTCACTGAAAAAACCTAATCAAGTTTATTATGAAATGTATAAAAACGCAAGACAAAAAGCCAAAGAAATGAAGACGCAATGTATTACAGCGTTTTTAGAAGCGAAAAATATCAAAAACACATATATGTTGGAGGACGTTGATACAGATAGTGACGAGGATTCCGATTTTGATGAATATTGAGGGAACAGAAAACTTAGGATCGTGAAACTACCCCTTCTTTTACCAAGTATTCTCAAAAATATTTTATCCTCAATTTTATATAAATGACAAGTTTCAAAAAACTATGGAATGATTTTGGAATTACCCCAATCATAATTTTAATCGCGGTTGCTTTTGTTATAAATATGTTCGCTAATTATTTATACTCCAAGGGAAAATCTGGGTCTGAACTCATGACCGCAGGGCAAAACACGGCGTATTCTAATGGTCCGAGACCGAGTGGTCAATCAAATGTCCCAATACCTGGTGAGGATTTAGGACAAAATGAAGTTTTCGCGTCTGTGAATGGAATCTCGACTCCCACACAAGGTGTCCCCACCAGTTGTTCGAGTGCCAACATCCAAAACCCCGCCGATCTTTTACCCTCTGGGTCGGGTAATAACTCTTGGGCGCAATTGAACCCTCAAGGAAAAGGTGAACTAGCCAATATTAACTTATTGAAGGCCGGATACCACTATGGTATTGATACCATCGGATCCTCCTTGAGAAACGCCAATTTACAAATCCGTTCTGAACCTCCTAACCCGCAACTCAGTGTGGGGCCATGGAACAACACAACTATTAGTCCGGACTTCATGCGGGTTCCACTTGAAATAGGCGTGACAAATAATCAATAAAAATTCGCAAAAATAATTTATTTTTAACAACATAAAAATTTCTCGTTTGTTATAAACTTCATTTGAAAAATGAAATTTATATTCTTAGCAGGGAACCCAGGACTGCGTAGCGCTGGTTACACAACCCCTGCGACCCCTCCTATTAACCGAGTAATTATATTAGCATTATCCACCGGGAACCCACGAAGATTATAACAGTTTTTCATCAAGAAATCTTATGATGGGAAAAGGTAATGAATTAGAATTCCCCGAAGGGCGGGGAGGGGGCAAGGGGGAACCGAGGGTTCCCCCTATTTATTATACCAACGATATATATGATGTTAAATATGAAAAAAGAAAATATATTATTGTATGCTGTAATAGGTCTTGTTGTGGTTGTTTGTATTCATCTTTACTACCAAACTGAAAACTATAGTTTGAAGTGCGTTATTTCTTCAGTAGATGGAAATAAATATTGTGTTCGTGACCGCGCACAAGTAGATGCGGCAGCGGATCTTTTAGCCCGTGTCACAGAAAAATGTAAAGAACTAGTTGCGTATATGAAACAAAAGTATCCCAAAAACAAAGACGTTAAACGACTGGTTGATAATTTCAATCCAAAACGCATTAGTGAAACATTACCCACCAGCGAACTTACGGCGTATAGTGAGAATAAAGGAGAGAAAATCGCGTTTTGTTTAAACAAGACAAAACACGGCGAAACATTGATTGACCTCAACACACTCACTTTTGTAGCGATTCATGAACTATCTCATTTGATGACACCTTCGGTAGGGCATAAACAAGAGTTTTGGAAAAACTTCAAGTTTTTACTTCAAAATGCAAAAGATGCCGACATTTATGATCCTGTGGATTATAAAAAAAACCCGGAAAATTATTGCGGAATGACAATCACAGACAACCCATATTATGATAATTGATTTAATTTATTTAATTTATTTATAGAAGAATCATTTATTATTTTTTGAATAAATACGTCACGGACAATGTTATACAATAAATTTGAATTTTGTAATTTAAATAACAACTCTAGGGGG